GCGACCGTGTGGCAAGATACCGCTGTATCTTGCAACTAATGCAAAAAGGTAATATGACCTAAAAAGATTATTTTACATATTTACAATAGCCAATCGCGCACTGAAAGATGCGACTCAAAGGTAAATTCCTCCGGCACTAGCCGGATTAAAACTTTAAGTCGTTATCAAACTAGCGCGAAGGGCAGGCACTCAAAAGGTAAGCACCCGGGGCGTCGCAACCCCAATTGTTCCTTACGGGAACCAATCGTTGGAGATATTTATTCATAGGCCTCATCCAAAGGCAATTCCACAAGCTCATAAAAATGGAGCTCGATATCTGTAATGAATAGGTGGACCATGGTAAAACATCATATTGAAATCTTCACCAACTGCCACGTAAGACGTAAATCCAACAGACGTTTGTTGTGGCAAAAACGTCGTAAATTTCAGACCTTCTGCCTGTGGTGTGTTTTCCGAAAAATTCGGATTAGCATAACGAGCAAACCTACTCTGAGAGTACCAAGGCAACTCGATTTCTAAGTTTGGATTAACAACACCACTTGCTGCCAAACCATCTCCTCCATGTGGAGCAATTTCCGCCCAATCGCGGATGCGATTCATATATGGTCCTCCAGTATTTGATGGTGGAGGCTCAATTATCCACTCTTGCTGCACATAACGAGCGTCATCTGCCTTACGCTCTATCATGCTCATCTCTTGCCCATTGAAATTGTTGGAAGTTGAGGTAGGAGACCCTGTAAAAGATCGACAATACTTCCAACGCACAGAACCTCTATGCCCAGCAAATGCCGGTCGGTAGAAATTGTAGAACGTAGTCTTACATTTGTTGAATCCAATATTGTTTAATGGGCCCACCACATCAAAAGAATTTGGTGCAGACCCACGATACCATGGCATACGGGGGTGAATTATTTCACTCATTTTCTCTTGATCAGGACCACAATAAAATCCATAAAAAGTATGTAAACAGTATCTCTTTAGCAACTGTCGAATTGAGGAGACACGCTCTCCAGCTAAAACAGCAATCAACTGATCAGAATTACTGTCTTCACCCATAACTAATGTAGTCGACGGATTATTTGGTATTGATGGATCACCTGCAGTGTTCTCATCTGATTCCACCACACCACTTTGTGGTTCTAGATCATCTGTATTTTCTTCTTCTTTCACGGTGTCCAAAGCTAACGCTGGGGTCACATTCAATGGATAATAAGAAAGAGTATTCAAACGTTCTGAAGTTGGACTCCACAACATGAGATCCGGACAAGAGATAAACACATTAATGTATATGGGATTCGTCGTTGCCGATGGTCCTACTAGTTCATTCAATACATAAAGTGACAATGTCCCATTCGTAAACGAAGGTTGGGCACCTAACGTACCAGGACCAAAGTTACTAAAATAAGCTACAGAACAACTTGGTCTATTATTCTGCCACGCACAATCCACTTCAAAATCACGTTCTTCAGCCAAATCAACAATCCGTGTGTAGGCAGTGTTGTCTTCTGCTGCAAAGCTCGTGGTCCATGGGTCAAAAACAATCTTCATACGTCCTTTGTGATATCCAGAAGCTACAATTTGAAATCTAAACTTAACAGTACCACGCCAGTAGGAAAATGGAAACGCAGCGAATCCACAAGATGACAAAGCAATTTCTGTCGTTGGTCCAGACCCAGATTGTCGATAGAAACAAGGCGTAACGAAATTAGTGTGCAATATAGCACCTTCAGCCGTGCCCACGTCCCATTGAACTCGTCCCATTAGAGATTCTTTAGATGCTATGTGGTGAATAGACAGTTCATCAGCAGAACTGAGTCCAGTAACACGTGGATCAATAGTAATCTCTTGTTTGGCATCCAATGCTAATGATATAGAAGTGTCATTGGCATTGTAATTGGCCATATTCCCACATAATGTTGGCACCATTGGTGCTGGGTCTGTCAAGATTCTTGGACGTGAAAAACCAAATAAAGAAGCAATTTGACCAGTGGCTGAGGCAGCTAAACTAGTCGCCATCGCATATGGACCAATGATAGGTGCATCCTTCATAGCAGAAGCAAAACGTGACAGAACAGACATGGGCTTAGAGATCACACCCGTTCCATACTCAGTACCAGATTGAGGCACCAGAATAGATGTATTAGTCTCAGTTGGTCCATACATGTGAACATCAGTCATCCAAGCATATACTGTGACCGTAACAGCCGTAGTTCCCCCATTTGTGTGAAACATAGGTGTTAGTGAAGTCAGCCACAGAAGGCCTAATGAATTCAAGATCTGATCAGTAAGATCTGGTGTTGATAATGAATCCTGTGGGTAAAAGAATGGTAATACCATCTCACCACCCTGGGACGTTGAAGGATCCAAATAAATATGCGGTCTACAGGTAGCAGCCACAGTATCAATAGGAGGCGTCAGTGGCCCAAGTGGACGAGCATTTCCAAAATTACCAGACCCAAAAGCTCCAAAGGGCAAATAGGATACCAACATACGACCATAATAGAAGTTATTTCCATTAACAAGAAACTTGACATGGAGATTACCTCGAACATTACGAAATGTGGTTAACCTATTGACAACACGTCTATTTCTAAGAAATGCTGTCCATGGGTATAATAATTGATTAATGCCATTTGGTGTTCCAACAGGCCAACTATATGTGGCTATTTTAACTGGACGTGACATAAATTCACCTAATGTACAGTCAGCATTGGCAACACTCGTCATCGTTGGATCTGGATTAGACGCAATCTCACACACATATGATGGATTCTGATCAACAAAACCCATTACTTGTGTCTGTGTTACATTCTGAGCAGCGTCTTCATAACAAAATTCACCAGCCTGTGGAACAATATTCGAGTCATCCGACTCTACCGTATTTTCTGAAGTTTCGGTTTCTTCATAAATTGGGGACATTGACTTCGTGCTCCCCTTACACCTTGTATAAGTAATAGTAAACTAATAATACAATGTTTGGAGGTGTTCAACCTAACCAAACAGGGCTTCATCCATGAGTTCGATCCTCACAAGTTCCGGATAGGTCGAAGCATACCAATCTGGGTTTGACATGAGCTCACCTCGTGGGAGGTAAGATGTTAGTTCCATTACCGTGCCAAACGTGTAATCAAAGATCACTCGGTAACAGAAACTTCTTTGAGCATATGCAATAATAACATTGACAACATCATCATTGAGTAGCCCATCCAATTGCCACAAAACGCACCTCTTTTCGACAATGTCGACGGCCTGCATAGTACACACGGTTTCAAACCGTTGTGTTAACACAGACCAGTGTGCGTTCAATGTGAATTCTTCACCACTTGTGGCCGAAAACCACAGAGCTAACAATTGATCGTGTAATACAGCCTTCCTAGCTCGCATAGTGCGCCAACTGTTCAATTTGGCTTGAATACCAATTTTAATAGCTTCCATGTCGCAACCTTGAACCATGAAACCACTCTGCATCTCCAATGGAACATCGTAATCGTCCATGACCTGTTGATAGACACATGTAGATGAAACATAGCGTAGAATGCACTCCTCCTCTTCAGGGGGAACAAAATACAAATCTATTCGCACGCCTTCAGCATCCTTAGCACCTTCAACAATTTCACAAAATTCGGTTTTTCGCTGTCGGAACCTTTCTGGGCTATGCATGTAATACTCAAACAGAGCTTGACGCATATTGCCAGCGAGAATTTGAGCCACAGACTCATTCTGCCCTTTCTTGGGCTTCCTGATGCAAGTCAATGACTTCTCAATAGACGACTCTTGCAAGGCTCCAACACGTTTCTCAAACACTGGATGCGGTTTAAAACTCCTTTTAAGGAAGTCCAACTCCTCAGCATCAGTATATTTGCTCACGTGTTCACCTTTGGCAGCAGAAGTGTATGTTTGACCAATTTCTCCTAGTTCTTGTGCAATCGACAATTGATGGAATAGTGGCTCCTTAGTCACGTCAACAGACATTACATTATCATCTCCATAAGTCATCAAAGCTACAACTTGATGAAACAACGGTATGACGCCACGCTTTGGATCATAATCCTTTTGCTCGTGCCTATAATGGGCAGCATAGTAAGCATAGCGCATGCTAATAGCATTGTCAATTCCGTTCTTCACAACTGTCAAGGGATGACCTGATGGTGTTGAACCACATGCACGATACAGCAGACCGTCAACTTCATAAATGGGGTGACTGATCTCTGTCGCTAACGTGTCAAACACATTTAGAAAATCCTGAGGTATTCCACTCTCTGCTAACAAATATTTTAATACAGAGAAAGAAGCTTCAGAAATTCCTGCGGGCATAACCTTATCGAAGGCTTTGAAATCTCCCGCACAACAATGTGAAAACTTTGTGATATACGTGTACAATCTGTCCCAATCTCTGCCTGCAGCATCAACACCCACCGCACTCTCAAACACAGTTGGGAAGTACGTCATGGCATTAATCAAAGCAAGTGTGATCATACGTGTCGCTATTACAAGTGTTACAGGGGCACCGGCGAAAACTCGGATTTTACCCTTGGCTATCTTTTCAAAGGACAAAGCTTCATCCTTCAAGTTAGCTCTAAAAATCAAATTTGGACGCTTGTGTTCAGCAGCCATAGCCATTAGATCATTCAACTCCTGTTCAATGTCCATCTTGTCGGCATCGAATACAATATCATAAGCATAAGTAATTGTACCATCTTCATTATTGATCTCCCTAATGTATTTCATTGTAGGGGACCCAAGTTTATCTGACAGCTCACTCTGCTTCAAGAACGAGATTTTGGGTTGATTCAAAGGAAAACCCATGGACGTGTTAATGTTGATAGGATCAAATCCCTTCACACCAGCAACGCCATTTAGAGCATCTTCAAAAGACAACAAATGGACGTGTTCTTTAAACTGCGGTGTTGCAGTCATGAAATTACCCAATTTCATTTTAATATCATCCACAGCCCATTTAAGGATAAGTGGATTCAAGGGAGGTCGAACACGATTGATATTAATCAAATCTTTGTGTCTAGCCATTTTCACAGCACTTCGTTCTGGGCCAGCATGGTTACGTACAATACCAATTGTCTCCAATCGTTCACACAATGGAGATTCAATGATATCACTACTGAATGTACCGGTGGCCAAATTATGCTCACCTATACACTCTAATGTAACATCTTCATCGTTCGGAACCCAATGAATTGCATTGTGGGAATGAACATGGTCATTAATCTCAAATTGCTTTCCCATCACCATTTTAGGCATCTCAGTTGTTTCTGCTATCACAAGTTCTTTAGAAATTTTCACACTAGCTCGGTCCAACAAACAGGCGGCGCCTTTACGCCCATTACCTGCTGTGTGGATGCCGAGAATCATAGGATTTCTTCCTGCAAGAACAATCAATGCACCACACAATCCCGGATATGAATCAAAGGGAAGGTCATATTTGATGCCCTCATATGGTTCAATACCATTTGGAGCAACAAGTCCAACATGTGTGATTTTGAAAGTTACTGGGCACTCACCACCAAGTGGTGTGCTCTCATGCAAATGTGATTCTAAAGTATCCTTGCTGAGCCGGTACATCACAACATCAGTTCCAACTCTAACATCTCTCGTCTCGCTATAAAACTTATCGAAAGCATAGGTAGAACCACCAGGTAAGTCAAGAACACATAAATCATGTCCCTCAACTCTGGTACAGTTTGCACTGTTGACCATTTGGTGGATCCTGCGGGCACCAACAAAGCCTTTTGGTTTTTGGCAAATGTCAATGACGTAAGATGTGCCGTCCGAAACTTGACTAAACATATGCCAAGGCGCCAACCAACACCCACCTGAAATGGGTGTGATTATGCACCAACGGACAAGCCCAATGGTTTCACGGGAAACAGCATCAATACACTGCACTTTGAGAATGCACATATTTTTAGACAATTTTTCTTCAAAACTGGCCACATTTGTAGAAACAGCTTGGTTAGTGGAGACAATCTTGTGTTTTAGAACTTTCTGATATTTGTCATCACGGTTAGCCATCATTCGAGGCGTTGTAGAATGCATTTTAACTTCCATCAAAGTAGCCCCTTGTTCCATGACTTCCTGACCACGAGAGAAAAATTTGTTCATAAAAAAGAATGTGGACACAACGCCTGCAACCACTGTTAGCATTTTATACTCAACGTGATGTTTAGACAAATGTTTCCTCATCTTATGATGGCACTCCCTTATGGTGCCTTTAACAGCTTCCAAAGCAATTTCTGTTCTCTGTTTTATGCCCATTGTAGCCTCAATCGGATAGAAATGAGTCAATTTCTTGAGATCATATTCTTTCTTGCATTGCCATTCATAGACAATGTCATCCTCTTCCCTAACTCGATGCTCCCATTGTCGGAAATCAAGTTGAGATCTGTATGCGGCATCAGGAACCCAATCAAAATCAGGTGTGTCAAAACCACCGTGTGGTTGCAAGCAACATTTGACACAAGGCAATGTAAAAATACCATGTCCTGGCACATCACAATGTGGTCTGTCAAACACTCTTGTGGAAGACTCAACGAGTTTCTTCTGAAGAGCATAATGCTTAGGCGTTACTGCAGCCAAATATTCCAACAATTCAATGATTCCTCCACGCACTTGTAATTTTTCAGTGTGCGTATCAACCAAACCACCAGTGTTGTGCACTTGGATGGTACTCATTTTGAGGTCCCATATGTTTGGTTGGGCTTCTCCTGCATACTTCTCCAAGATCTTACCCTCACTGTCTCTAGTGCCAGGTTTCATAGCAACATCAATGATCAAATCAAAGCGTCGCAAAACAGAAGTAGGGTTTACAGAAAAATACCATGCATGCAAATCCGAAGTGTTAGTTGTGACTATAACAGTCTTGCACCGAATGTCGTTTTTGCCTTTCTTCTCAGCCTCTGGACTCAGAGCTGCGCAATGCATATTGTTGATGAATTGAATGAGAATGAACAGTGGATTTCCTTCAGCTCGTTCTGGCTTAGAATTACCCATATCATCAAAGATGACAGTATTGTGTCTCGTTCGAAATTCAGACTGATATTTATCATTACCATTGATTGTGGTTGTGTACTGATCACCCTCTTTAATCCCGTTTGTGAGATTTATACAGTGGGCAACAACACCAGCGAGTGTGCTCTTTCCGACAGACGTAGGTCCTCGGATAAGAACAGCAAATGGTTTTTCTCGAGTCGCTGCAGCATGCCATGCTGCTTCAATATCAACTATGAAGCGATCAAGTTGAATCAGTCGCACAGTTATGAGCTGTTTCAGACGTGCATCATGGGAATTTTTAAAATATCCATGTGCAGCAATTGTTTTCATCAAAAATTCAACAACTTCAACTTCATCATGCACACCAAATTGCAAACGCATTTTCTCAAATTGACCACTCATGTTAAGTTGAACTAAATTACAACTGACACGAAATAGCTCATCAAGCTGATGTTCCTCCTGGGAAGACAACAAATAAGACCAATCCTGTGTAACCAGTGCCGGCCATATGCTGTCCACAACCCAATCAATGGTTGAGG